AACACTTAGATATGTCTGTTGGGAAAACGATGATGCAGAAAAAGAAAGAAGCAGAGTATACATTGCTGCTACAAAATAGAAGTGAGGTGGAACAATGCCAAGAAATAAACTAACGGATATGCACAATATCTTGATGGAACAATTAGAAAGACTGAACGATGATGATCTTACGGACGAAGAACTTCAGGCCGAAATAAAAAGAAGTAGAGCAATGGCAGATATTAGTGCACAAATTGTCGATAACGCTAGAGTCCATATTGAAGCTGCCCAATTTCAAGCTGATTACAATCGGGAAACTCCTGTGCTTCCCAAAATGTTAGGCATTGAAAGTAAAAAATGAGTATGAGATATACGCAGGAAATGCGTGATTACATCATTGAAATAGCTCCTGGTCGATTGAATTCTGAAATAGCGGATATGTTCAATAAAAAGTTTGGAACGAATTTGAGTGCTAAAACTATAAAAAGCTACAAGGATAATCATAAAATTATATCTGGGATTTCTAAAATAGATTATTCTAGAATTAAACACAAAAAGCTTTTGAATGATGAACAGGTCGAATATCTGAAAAAGATTTATCAAGGCATCAGCAATAGAGAGTGTACAAGACTGATGAATGAAAAATTCAATACTTCTTTTTCATGTCAGCAAATAAAGGCACAAAAAAGAAATCTTCATTTAATTTCAGGGCTTACAGGAAGATTTGAAAAAGGATCTAGACCAGCAAATCCAATCCAAAAAGGAGAACATCTTTCGGTTGAAACCGAATTTCAAAAAGGACATACTCCTAAAAACTGGGTACCTGTTGGTGCTGAAAGAAAAAGGTCGGATGGATATATTTATGTCAAGGTATCTGATAAAAGAGGTGTCAAATATTCTCACTTGATCAATTGGAAACCAAAACATATTTTGTTATGGGAAAAGGAATATGGACCTATTCCAGAAGATAAATCACTATTATTTTTAGATGGAAACAAGGAAAATGTAACACTTGACAATCTTGCTTTGATTACAAAAGCACAAAGACTGATCATGTGTAATAAGAAGCTGATTTATGATGATCCTAAACTTACAAAAGAAGGAATATTAATTGCTCAAACATTAGAATCTACTTACAAGAAGCAAAATGAGTTGAAAGAAAAAAGAAAGAGGAAGTGAGAATAAATGACATTAGAAGATGCTGCAATTCAAATGAGAGATGCATTTGATAAGTTATGTGAAGTAATTGCTAATCCTATTAGAGCTTTTTTTGATGAAGTGATACGTATAATCAATCAAACTGTCAAAATTGTAATAAAAATTATTGGAAAAAGTAAAAAAATAAGGCTTCCAAGAAAAATCAAGAAAAAATATAAGAAATTAGGCATCTATGAAGATTGGAAGAAAGGAGAAATTAGAAAATGACAATTAGAGAATATTTTAAAAGAGAAAAACATCCTGTTGAAAAATATTTAATTCAAAGAGCAGGAAAAGCAACAATAGTTGTATCAGAAGCAGAAAAAAACAATCTAAACAATCTAGATGGAAATCTATTGGATCGAGAAATAAAATCAGTTTCATTAGATTCAATGAATGAGTTCGATGAAGCGACGATTACTATCCGCGTTTAAAAAAAGAGGTAACAAATGAAACATCCAAAAAGAATTAATTTAGCAATGAAGAAGTTGATTACTGCTAATGGATTGAATCCTAAAGATTATTGGTTTCTAAAAAATACGATAGATTCTTTAGTGATAATTCATAAAGAGACAAGCAAAGTAATCACATTGAAAAAGTGTAAAAAATAGTGTGTTTTACGATATTCAATGTCCAAGGTTAAATTTTTAAGAGTAACAATCCACAAAAGTGTTGATAAATCAATAGAAAGCATGGAGTTTCAAGAATATAAAAAATTTAACACTTTTAGGGGTTATAAGTAATTTATTAAGTTATGTTTAGTGTAAAAAATTCTGCAAAACAGAAAAAAATATTGTACTTTTAAGAAATACATGGAATGGCTGAGTATAACGAACATCTTTAGCATGATTAAAAGAACTAAAAACACAAGGAGGATAACAAATGCATTTAACAATACACACATTACCAATTATTCGAAATGAAATTCGTACGTATAAGAGTCTAATCAAAGAACGTGACAAATTAATCAACGATTATGAAGCACCTCTTAAAACACTTAGAAATAAACTTTTAGAGGTTGAAGAAAAATTGGAACTTATTAAGTCTCCTGGTAAAGGTGATGGATTAGGTGGTTTTGTTCAAGATAGTGCTGACAAGTATAACTACTTGATTGATAAAAAGGATCAATTGAAAAAATCAATTGTTGATTATATTCAGTCAAATGAAAAAGATTACTTAGAAGATCTAAAACATTGGGATGTACGTATTGCTACTGTTGAGTATTATCTTAACAAGATGGATGCACTTGATAGAAAATTCATAGAGGACTTCTATTATAATCTTTCAAAAACACAATGCTTACAACGTTATAATATCGTTAACAATAAGAGTCTTTACCGAAAAGCCGACAACATCTTACTGAATTTACTAAAAAAAGATTAAAAAAGTGCTTCTATGTGGAAGATTCCCCCTTTATTTGGTGCTATTATGTTATTGTGAAGTTTTCAAAAAGATGACATCCACAATGTCAACGCTTTGTCTTGAATTCATTTACGATTGATTTGTTGTCAATTGAAGTATTATGAAAAGCTCTTGTTTCAGGAGCTTTTTGTTTTGTTTAAAAATGGAGGTATAACTTATGGCAGTTAAAAGATTGGATAGAGATGGAGCACATAGAAAGCAATTTGAAAACAACAAGAAAAGAATATATGCTACTCAAACTATATGTGGGATTTGTGGAAAGCCAGTAGATTTCAGCTATAAATATCCACATCCATTGTCACCATGTATTGATCACATCATACCAGTAGCAAAAGGTGGACATCCAAGTGATTTAGATAACCTACAATTGGCTCATATGACATGCAATAGACAAAAGAGTGACAAAATCTTTGCTAATAACGCAAATAATTGATTGGACTACGTATCGAAGCAAAAAATAATCGTTTTTTTAGGGTGGGGGCATACCACCCCTAAAAATGCGTTCTCCGGACTTCATGCCGTACTGTGAATATTTTCTCACGGATTATGAAAACGGCTCTCAAAACGAAATTATGAAAGGAATAGAAGATATATGAAATACAAAGGAATGGGATATTTAAGAAGAAAACTTGCTAGTAGGAAAGAAAGATGCGAAACAAGATACGATTATTATGAAATGAAAAATCAAATGGTTGATATTTCAAGTGTAATACCGCCTGAATTTAGATGGTTAAAAGAATGTTTAGGATGGTGTTCAAAGGCTGTTGACTCTATTGCTGATAGAATTTCCTTTGTTGAATTTTCTAATGATAATTTCAATATGCAAGAGATATACGACATGAATAATCCTGATGTGTTGTTTGACAGTGCAATTATTTCATCATTGATTACATCATGTTCTTTTATTTATATTTCTCAAAAGGTTGGAGAAATGCCTCGCTTACAGGTAATTGATGGAAGACATGCAACAGGGATTATTGATCCTATTACAAATATGTTGGTTGAAGGATATGCCATATTAGAGGAAGATGTTCTAGGGAATCCTATTATTGAAGCATATTTTATTCAAGGAGTTACATATTTTTATGAAAGAGGTGAAAAACCTTATAAAATCAAAAATAAAGCTCCGTATCCACTGCTGGTTCCAATTATTAATAGACCTGATGCTAAAAGGCCATTTGGACATTCAGTTATTTCAAGAGCATGTATTTCTATTCAGCAAGCAGCTATGAGAACTCTAAAAAGAAGTGAAGTATCTGCTGAGTTCTATTCATTCCCACAAAAATATGTTTTAGGACTTGAACCAGGAGCTGAAATGGATAAATGGAAGGCAACTATTTCATCATTGATGCAAATCTCAAAGGATGAAGACGGGGACAAGCCTACTGTAGGCCAATTTGCCCAACAATCAATGGCGCCCTATGTTGAACAACTAAAAATGTTGGCCAGTCTTTTCGCTGGTGAAACAGGGTTGACATTAGATGATCTAGGTTTTTCTACTGAAAATCCATCAAGTGTTGAAGCAATCAAGGCACAACATGAAAATTTAAGGTTGAAAGCAAGAAAAGCTCAAAAAACCTTTGCTACAGGTTTTATCAATGCTGGATTTTTAGCAGCATGTTTGAGAGATGGTTATACATATTCAAGAGATCAAATTTATTTAACAAAAATCAAATGGGCACCGATTTTTGAACCGGATGCTTCAGCTCTTTCAGTTATTGGAGATGGAGCAATTAAAATCAATCAGGCTGTACCAGGATATTTTGATAAGGACAATCTAAAAGAACTTACTGGAATCGATTATAGTGCATCTTCATCAACTTCAAATATAGATGATATGTTTAAGGAAGAAATAGATGAATAATGATATCGTTCCTTCTTTATTAGAAGAAATTCAAAAACAGTTTGATGAAGAAATAAAAGCTAATGAAAAAATAAAATCAATTTTAATAAGACAAAAGCAGGGGGCGGTAGATTATACCGATTCTCTTTCTTTTGCAAAAGAATTAGGAGTTTCTTTAAAAAAAGTAATACAAGAAAATATCAGTGAGGAAATGCTCCCTGATGGAAAAATGTATTACAACATTGCTCAAAGATTACTTGAACCAATGATCAAACAAAATTATGATTTGGTATCCAAACAATGTGAGGCTACACAAAATATTTTGAATAAAAAAGCTGATTTAGGATTAAAAGCAATTGTTCCTGAATATAACAAAGAAAAAACAGCAAGTATCATTGATTATATTTCAAATGCTGATAAGTACTCCCAACGTGAAAAAAGTTTTCTTGATTCATTAGAAACCAATGCAAAGTCGGTTGTAGATGATTCAGTAAGAAAAAACGCTGATTTTCATTACAATGCAGGGTTAAGACCTAAAATCATTAGAACAACAGTTGGGAAAACATGTAAATGGTGTCAGTCAATGGCAGGTGTTTATGATTACAGTAAAGTTAGCAATACAGGTAATAATGTTTTTAGAAGACATGCGAATTGCGACTGCACAGTAGTTTATGATCCTGGAGATGGCAGTAAGAAAGTACAGGATGTTTGGAGTAAAAGAATTGATTATAGAGAAAATATTAGGAAAAATTCAAATTTTATGGGTGCAAAGAAACCCTTCAATATGAAATTAGGAAAAAAAGAGATTTCTTTTGTTACGTATAAAAATGACAAATATTCTAATATCTATTGTCAAACATATTCGCAAAATTCAAAAAGAATGTGTGAATACTTAAATACTAAAATAAATCAAGAATATCGATATGGAAAAATAAACAATATCGTGGTGGTTCAAAAAAATGCAT